GGGGTTTCCAGGATTGATGAAATAAGAAGTGTTTGTGAATGCGGTTGTTGAAACAACATCTTGGATGTACTCACGATGTCGAAGGCGCACGGCTGCACCGTGCGGCCCAGAAAATGACGCAGTAGCGTTGGTATTAAAACCAGACGACTTGTCAATAATTCCGAGCAATGAATTCTGATTCATCCCCGAGGCGGCTGATTTAGCCTCCCCATACTCTCCAAATCCTATGAGTTTCGCAAACCATGAAGCAGCATTGCCCAACGCAGTTCCAGCACCTGGAATACCGGTTGCCGATCCAAGGGCAGAGCCCAAAGTCCTTGCGCCCTTGTTAACCGCTCCTGCACCCTCTGAAGAGTGAGTGAAGGGCGTGGCAACTGCTCGAGCAATATCGCCAATTGAATAAGCTCCATGGCCTCCCATCTTTTTGGGTTTGCCACCTCCAACGAGGTGCCCTCTTTTGAGGACATTGAGAACTTTTCTCTCAGCTTTCTTCACTGCTTTTCCTGGCTTAGGCATTGCAAAACACAAACAACAAAAAATGAGTAATATTGTCAGTAAATGACTCACACACAAACGTTTAAAGCGGATGTCAGACACCGGTTTCGCTTTTACGACCCGACATTGTCGTCGCTCATGTGCATGTTCCGTCTTACACGAGACACATGATCCCTCAGGGTTCCCTAAATAGAGTCCCAAAATATCACGGTCCGGGCGGACATTAGCCATCACTGACTTAATTGTAACGTCTCCTTCAAACGGTACCTCATTGCCTTAGATATCATACGAAGGACTTAATTCTTTTCTGCGAAACTGAAGAATCCACTCAATATACTGCCGCAAACGCAGGCGCACCTCTGGCGCCCAAAAGCCCTCAATCAAGAGAGCTGTCGCTCGCATGAGACTCCACCGCACATCCTGCGTGTCTGTCCCATACAATTGACTACACAGCACTTTTTGTGGATCGGCTTGGGGTACCCAAACACCATATTCCGACATGTGAAACTTCTGTGAAAGGAAACTCAACTCACCCAAAGGATGGTAGCTCCAATCACCTGTTTCAGTGGTCATACG